GAGCGGTCGGTCGGCGTGTTATTTCTCCACTGCTTTCCAGACGTTTAAGTGCCTTCAAAACTGTATCTTTACTGTAATTCAGCGTTGCGCCCAATTTTGCAAGACTTACGACCGTCTGACCTCGTTCAATTTTCACATCCCGCCAGTATGCAGGCTCGTAATTTGCCGTCAATAACAAGTGCATAAACACTCGGAACATTACCTCGTCTGAGTACCATTGCCACTTAGTCATCTTGCGGTACAGCTTTATGTAACCGCCCTCAATATCAGCCATCAGATCACCTCCGAGCCTGCGTCAGTTCTTTGTAATTGCGCCAGTAGTAATAGAATATCTCAAGCATTTTGCCTGCCGTGTCTTTCGGATCTTCTACAAATTCAACGGAAAAACCGTATCTGCTTGCACTGCTCCACGCTTTCAGCGTGGCATAGACATTGGCACCTATATCCTTATTCTTTCGCTGTGGCGACATATCCATCTGCCATTTAGGCACCTGATAGGACTTTAACGCACCCCACGAGCTTACATTTTCAAGAAGCAACGTAAAACCGTTCGCAAGCTGTGAAGCGGCGCTCATTTCCTTTTCTATGCGTGACCTGTCCTGCATAATGTTGTTATATATTTCGTCTATATTCGCCTTTCGTTCTACAGCACAAGACAGGGAAAAGTCCCTGCCCTCTGCCATAAACGAATAATCGCCGAAATCGAGCTTTCTTTTTCCGTCATTATTCCACATTCGCCGAGCTTGTCAATAATGTGTTTGTTCTGCTGCTCCCTTGTATCATAGATAACGGTGACGGTTTTCATAAATGTCTTTTTATCAAAACTCATAGCCACCTCATCAGAACGGGTAATCATCATCGTCATCGGGTGCTACTACTGCCGAGCTTGCCGGAGTGGTTGGTGCATTATACGAAGCAGCCGCAGGTGCGGGCGTATAACCTGTCGTACCGGAAGAACTGCTATCCTTCTTCTCACCCGTGAATGTCGAACGGTCAGCAACTATTTCGGTAACGTATGCTGTATTGCCGTTCTTGTCCTGATAGCTTCTCGTCTGAATTTCGCCCTCAATGAGTATCATACGTCCCTTAGCAAAATATCTTGATATAAATTCCGCTTCGTTACGCCATGCAACAATGTTAAGAAAATCGGTCTTTTTTTCTTCGCCTTTTGTCTGAAATCTGCGGTCAACCGCTATTCTGAACGACAGCACAGATACGCCTGACGGCGTGGTTTTAAGTTCAAGGTCGTTTACGATACGCCCCATAAGAATTGCCTTGTTGTACATTTAGTCCTCCATGTCCTCAATATTACTGTCGATTATCTCGTCCCTGTAGTTTATGATCTCCGAAAGCACCTTAGTGTGACGGCAGTAATTGCACTTTTCACACCTCAGAGGTGTCAGTTTACCTTCCTTTATCATCTTGTAACGTGGCGATAAAGTCCTTACTGTAAAGAGCGCCTCGTCAAGATTTTCCTGCGGTATGTAGTATAACTGCAAGTCGGGCTCAGGCTTCTGTTTCGTTATCGCCGCTATATAGAACGGCAAGCTTTTGCCTGTATTCTGCCTTACGATTTCCTGATAGATCGCACCTTGTATGTCATAGCCCCAGTAATCAATGAAATGCTGCCATGCTCCAAACTCAGAGTTATATACCTCGTCAAAGTCCTTAACACACTTCAGATCAACTATCGCTTTATCCGGATGATAGCTGTCAACCTTGATTTTATATGGCACACCGGCTATCTCACCGATGAAGATAACCTGCTTTTCGCCTGCCATATACCTTGAAAACAGCTCATCTCTTTCTGCACGCTGTATCATAGTTTCTGCGTGCTTGTATTCGCTTTTCAGATCGCCGTTTCGTGTGAATATCTCAGGGTGCTGCGCTCTGAAAATGTCGAGCGTCCCCTCATAGTGTGCGTCAACGTAAGAGCCGACAAGGAGAGAAGTTGTAACCTCCCTCTCGTACTCTCCGTTAAGTTCAGCCAGTGCCGAGTTTTCGCATTTCTTAAATGCCTTGAACTGAGATGAGCCCATATACTTTCTGTTCATCTCAGGGCTGAAATAGTTTTCCGAGTTTACTTCTATCATAAGTAGTTTACCTCCAGCTCTCCGTCCGTTGTTCTCGTAGCGATAAACTGCAAGCCTTTTTCCTTGCACTTTTCGTACAGATGCTGTCTGTTCTCGGTGCTGAGCTTTTCTGTGCCGTCAATAAGTATCAGCTGTAATGCGTTGGGCTTTGAAACAGTAACATCAATGCAAAGATTCAGTTTTTCGCCCTCGGAAAGATTGCTGACAGGCAAGCCGTGAATAAGAGGTATGCCGTTTTCAACTGTAAAGCCCTCAATCGGTATCGTTGCATTTTCAAGTATCATACCCGGCAGACTGCGTGCAAGCTCTATCTTCTCTGTCAGCTTGTCCGCCTTGTTTTTAAGTGCTTTGACCTCTGATTCCATATTCACCATGCGGTTATATTCGTTCAGATGCTTTTTCATTGCTTCCGCCGTCTTTACCTCAGCTTCAAGTGCCGATGTGTCTATGCGCTCTTTTGAAAGGCAATCCTGCGCTGTTTTCATATCACCGTCGAGCTTTGCTATCTTTTCACGGTAGGTAGCTTCAGCGACCGCCAGCTTATCCGCATAGATCGTATCGAATGTGCCGAGCTTTTCCTCAGCCGCCTTTATCTCCGCCTTTTTGCGCTCGATCTCAGCGATAAGGCTTTCCTTTTCGGCAGAAATACGGCTCTTTTCATTAGAAAGCTCTATTTCCTTCTCAGCCTCATAGCCCCTTACCTTGTTGTTATAGCTGTCCATAAAGGCTCTTGCACGGTCGATAAGATTGTTGTTGCGCTGTGCTTCCGTTATCTTTGCATATACGCCGCCAACATCATATTTGTCCCATTTTTCAGCGTCAAAATGTTCGGGTATGTCTTTTGCTATGTCCTCGATGAACGCCCGCTTATGGCGCATTTCACGCTGAATATCCTGTCTTTCAATGAAATAATCGCCGTGATCGCTCTGAATATCTGATAGCACCTGTAAAATGTTCTGCTGATAATCAACGCCGCTCGGTATCTCACCGAACTGTTCCTTTATCCAGCTCAGATCCCAGTCGAAATCTATCATATCAAGGATTATTCTGTTCTGCTCTTTTTCGGGTAGAGCGATAAACCTGACCGGATCTATCTGCAGTGGCGTGAATATCGACTGCAAGAAGCTTTCGGGAGCAGGAACATCACGTCCGCCTTCCTTGATAGACTTGTAATCTGCCTGTCCGCTTCTCTTCTTGCGGTCTATGTACAATCCGCTGTCGGTTTCTATGATGATCTCGCCCTCATTCTCGCCTTTTTTGAGGACATAAGAGCGGTCGGAGCGGTTTGTCAGCGCATAGCGTATAGCGTCAATTACAGATGTCTTGCCTGCGCCGTTCGTACCGGTTATCTCAACCGACTGTCCGTCAAGCTCGGTTTCCGATATGCCAAATAAGTTTTTGATCTTGATTTTTGTTGTTTTCATGCGTTACCTCCTAATGCATCGGGTGCTTTTCTGCTTTCGATCTTCTGTTTTTCTGCCAGTGAACAGTCCCAGCAAAGACTTTTGCCGTACTTATCGTATGACATCTGAGCTATCTGCTCGGCAGAGAATTTGCCGTTTCCTGCTATTTCTTTCCCGCAGTCGGCACAAGTCCTTTCGGTCTGAGCTATCTGCGGTACTGTCGGACGTATTCTCAGTCCTCCGACTGTTTCACGGCCGAATTTCACGGTCGGATCAAAATATACCTGTATGGCACGGCCTGCCCAGTCTTCTATGTACGGAGCGTTATACAGTTTCTGTATCTGCTTCATATTTGTCTTATTCAGTATAAACGGCTTCTGATCGTTTTTGAGGTGCGCCACTACCTCATATTCTTTTTTACCGTTTACGCCTACTATTTCTTCACGGCGGACATAATCAATTACGACTACTATGTCCTGACCGTTCGGAAGCGAGTACGCTCCGAGATAATTCGGGTTCGTAAGCAATTTCCAATGCGTTTTTATTTCCGGCATTACTTTTTACCGTTCCTTTCTGCTTTTCTAAGCGTATATATGCACTTCCCGACCGCACAGTCAAACCGTTTGCAGTCGCTGTAGCAGTGCGTCATACACACCGGTGCATATTTGTAGTACGGGCATAACACCCAGTTGTGATTCTGTTCTGCGGTCTTGCCGCAGTGGGAGCAGGTCATTCCTTTTTTGATGAGAACAGCTCTGATAAATTCATCTGCTCACCTATAGCCGATGTGCTACCGTTAAAGCTCTTATCTGCCTGTTCTGCGTTCGCTACCATTTGCTTATAATAGCTGCTTTTAAGCTCAATACCTATCGCACGTCTACCAAGTCCAAGAGCTACAAACGGAACAGATCCTATACCGCCGAAAGGATCAAGAACAATATCGTTCGGGTTAGTCCATAGCTCTACACAGCGTTTAATTACTTCAAGCTGTAAAGGACATATATGACGTTCATCCTTTTCTTCTCGTGCCGAGTTTTTTTGTAATGTATCGCTCTGACGTATATCCATCCATACAGGAGAAGCGTACTGTTGCCACACATCGCACGGAAAGCTCTCGTCAGTATGAGTTACACGTTCTGGATTATCTCCGGGCTTACGCATTGTCAGAATGTAATCGGGTATTCCCTGACGATTCATAGCACTGTCTTTTTTTATCTGTTTGTGTAGCAATCCGAGAGCTTTTGTTCTCTGCATTTCGGTGACGGGGTTCTTCCATATCGTTACACGACTGTGATAGATAAAACCGCAATCTTCAAATACTTGACGGATTATTGCAGGAAAATCTTTAAGACCTATCACGCCGTCTCGCTCTTTCATTTTCGGCAAGTCCATGCAGTGAAAAGAAAGCAAACGTCCGGGCATAGTTATTCTGAACAGTTCGGTGGCAAGATGCTTGAAATGGGCGTAAAACTCGTTGTCGTTCTTACAGTTGCCCATATCTCTATCACTGTTGCTGTATGTATACAGACTTGCAAATGGCGGCGAAAAGATAGTGTAGTGAATACTGTTGTCTGGTATTCCTTTAACTATCTCACAGCTATCGCCGTTATACAGTGAGTATCGCTCTTTTATGCTTTGCTCTATCACATTAGGCATACTTAAATTCCTCCCATAACGGCAATATCATAGACTGCATAGGCTTATATTCTGTTGATATACGAACTGTAGCGGTCAATTCACGCCGTGTAATATCCTTAGTCAGGTCAATAAGATGTTCTTTCATCTTTTCATTGTCACGTTGCTTACGTTCTATATTTTCTTTTACTGCTCCCTCTCGTGCAGAAATAACTATATACACATTAACGTCATTTTTCTGCCCGAATCGCCAACAACGGCGTATAGCCTGATAATACGCTTCAAAACTATCCGATAGCCCTACGAATATAACGTTATGGCAATTCTGCCAATTCATACCGTATCCTGCTATCTTAGGTTTTGTTATAAGACATTTAATATCTCCGCTTGCAAAATCAAGCATAGATTTTGACTTATACTCAGCAGTATCCGAACCTTGCACATTAATGCTGTCATAAATTGTGCTGTGGAGTTTCTCCGCTTCTGCATTCAAATCACACCAACATAGCCATGTTTCGTTTGATGAATTTACAAGTTCTGCCGCCGCATAGCATCTTGCATCGAGTGATTCTTTACGTGCTTCACGCCGCTCTGTTAGCGTCATTGCTACATTCTCGGCGTGCTCTGCATCAACGACTATTTCATGCACATTTAGCTTTGGCAAATCATAGCCGTCACATTTATATCCGAGTTTTTTAGGATCATCCATTACAACACACCAACTCGACAGCCATTTCCAGAATAAATCCTGAGCATGACCTTTAAGCCGCCATTTTGATGTTTCTCCGCCATCATGTACGAAGTACATTGCAAGCATTTCAGCTCGTGTCATTACCCCTAAGAACTCAGAGTGATTACCGAGTTCCATATAGTCATTAGGGGCAGGAGTAGCAGTGCAAGCAAGTTTGTATGGTGTCATTGCAAACATGCTCATTATCTGATTGCGTATCTTTCCCGAAAAACTCTTAATGATAGAACTTTCGTCAAGCACAATTGCTTCAAACTCTGACGATATGAACTTATCAAGTTTCTCATAATTGGTGATGTTGACCGCTACGTTTGTTGCATCACTCTGAGAAGAACAGATATTAACTGCTATTCCAAATTTCTGACCTTCTCTCTGTGTCTGAGCTGATACTGCGAGTGGAGCTATTATGAGCACTTTTGCACCCGTCCTCTTCCGTATCTGTTCCGCCCATTCGAGTTGCATCGCAGTCTTGCCATCACCAC